CCGAACCCGGCGGCCTCTGCCGCGCCGGCCTTCGACTTCCCGCCCGCGACTACAGTGGCATCCCCGGCGCCCTTCGCCGTCGTGGCGACCCGCTCGAACCCGGCGGCCTCCATGTCGGCCCCGACCGCGGCGACCCTCGCCGATGAGGCGTACTGGCCGTTGGACTCCCGCAGTTTCCCCTGCGCGTCGATGAGCAGCCCGGCCCGCTCCGCCGCCGCGGCGTACGCCGCGCCCTGGGCGTCCAGGCCCGCGCTGACGGCCCCGGTCTGGGCGGTCACCCCGTCAAGTGACGCGGCGAGCTGCTCGTCCCGGGCGATCATCTCGTCGATGCCCGCCAGGAACTCGCCTGCCGCGATGCCGAAGGGCTGGATAGCCGGGGGGAGCGCCAAGGGGGGAGGCACCTCCCCGCGCGCTAGCTAAAGGCCGAGGGCATCCCTGAAGGCCGCCTCGGTGACTCGCCGGGCGATGCCCGTTGACTCAAGCCGGCGGGTGGCCGGCTCGAGGAACGGCCGCCGGGGGATGATGACCTGCCGGCCGAAGAACCCGACTTGGGGGTTGCCGAGCTGGGGGAACCGCCTGGCCGTGATGGTGACCGGCCCGAACTCGTGAACGGAGGCGTAGATGACGACGGAGCCGACCAGGCACATGGCCGCGCCCGGCTCGGTGAGGCGCGGCGGGGTGCGGGTGATGGACCTGCGGAGCCTGCCGGTGATCAGGCTCGGGGGCTGGCCGGGGTCCGATGGCGTGGTGGTGCCGGGCGGGTGGGTAGAGGAGCTTAGCGTTACCTTGACGGCGGTCTCGGCGGCCTGCCCGAGTGCCCGGCACGCTGCAAGCGGTGCCTCCGTGGCGGCGGCCTGCCGGATCGCCCGGAGCCGGATGAGGACTTCCCGTGCCGCGTTGGCGCTCACCGCGGGCCTCCCGACTGCCTGGATGCCCGTTCCTGCCGCTCGGCCATGCACCGGCGCTTGATGGACAGGAGGTCCCAGGCGAAGCGCTGCACGTAAGGGGGGGTTTCCTGCATGTCGCGCCATGACCAGGCGAGGTTCTCGCCGCCCATCAGCTCGAAGTCACGGACCTCAGGCGGGATCCACGACTGCCCCCAGGTGCCGTCGTAGATGCTCTCGGCGGGGGCTAGGACGTCCTCGAAGTACCAGCCTCCCGGGCGGCAGTCCGGTTCTGAGGGTTTACCTGGTTCAGCTCGTCCATGACCGCGTTGAGGATCGAGCCCGGGGCCTTCGCGACGTCAGCCACGCTTGGCGGGGACGGCAGGAGCCGGGGGCGCGTGTCCTCGTCCTCGATGAGGTTCCCGTCGTCGTCGACCTTCACGGGGACGGTGGCGTCCCATACCCGCCAGCCGATCACGAGCCTTGCGACGATGCCGTAGCCGCGGGCGGCGTCCTCGTCGGTGACCGCGCCGTCGGGGACTTCCTGGCCTGCCTCGAATGCCGCCTTCGCGGCCGCGAGCCTCGCCTTGTCCTCTTCCGACAGGGCGCCGCTGGCGTAGATGGACTGCAGTTCGCTCAGGGGGATGAGCCGCGGGTTGCGGATGGTGACGCGGACGTCGTCGCCGAGGTCGGGGAAGGGGATGGTGATGACCGGGTTCTTGTATCCAGCCAAGGTGAGTTTGCGCCCTTTCTTAGAATGCGCTCGAAGTGTAATTTTTTAGCACGACCGTCGTAATGCCCGAATCCGTCGCATTGGCAATGGCGGAAACGGCCTGGGTCAATTGCAGATACGGCTGGCCGCTGTCCGCTTCCCCGGTGGTGTAGCCGGACTTGCTCATCGTGAGCGCGAGCGACTGGCCGCCGGAGGTGACGGGGTTGGTGACGGTGTGCGTGGTGACGCCCTGGATGCCCGACTTGAAGAGGGCCATGTCGGCGGCGTTGTCGTAGACCGCCTTGTAGGTGCCGTCTTCCTCCATCGCCCCGGCGAAGATGTCCCGGGGAGCCTGAGTGCCGTCGCTGGACTGGATGAGCTCCACGGCGCGCTTCATGGTGAGGTCCATCGTCAGGCCCCGGGTGGACGCTGAAGGGTTGGCGACGGTCCAGCCCCAGCCGACGAACGGCTGCACGGCGGAGGCGGCGTAGGCGAAGGTGGACTGGGTCGCGGACGGGAAGCCGGTCCACTTCGGGGCCATGGTCACGAAGCCCTTGGGGTCGATCTTGACCGCCAGCTCGGACATGACGCAGCCGGGGAAGCCGAGCTGCTCCTGCCCGTCGTCCAGGGTGATGGAGTAGGTGGGCCACACCGTGGAGAAGGTGCGGTTCTGGGTGAAGGTGTGAGTGGACTGGGAGAGCACCGAGCCGCCCGCGGCAGTGTGCGCGAACCGGGTTCCGGTGGCCGGGGAGGTGATAGGGGCGGTCGCCGGGCCACCGCCGGTGACGGTGCCGACCTGCACCCATTCCAGGTTCGTGCCGCCGGAGTCGCTGATCTGGATGACGCTGTTGTTCGGCACGGTGGCGGTGAGGGACAGCGTCGTCGCCCCGGCGGAGCAGTTGGACGCCAGGGTGGTGGACACCCCGGCGGCGACCGTGTCGGGGCCGACGATGCCCCGGAAGAAGTAGCCGGCGAGGTCAGCGTAGAAGTTGGTGTCCATCTCCCACGTGGAGTGCGCCGGCCCCTGGGCGATGCCCTGCACCACGGAGTCGTTGGCCCGCACCGACTCATCCCGGAGGGGGTCGATGATGTCGGCCCACTTGGCGGTGTTCCACGGGACGGAGATCGTCGGCACCGTGTAGGTGTACGGGGTGCCCTCCTTGCCGATGCCGACCTTGTCTAGCCTGCTGAGGAACGGCATCAGGCGGTCTCCTTGTCCTTAGCCGGGCGCTTGGCCGCCTTGGGGGTGCCAGCGGGTGGCGTGCTCTCGCCGGCCGGCGGCGGGTTGCTTTCGTCGCCCTCCGGCTCCGGCGCGTCAAGCCAGGTGCAGCCGGGGATCACCCCGTGAACCTCGGGGTCGTAGCCGGGGGCGTCGAACTCGCCGGGCGGGATCAGCCCGAACTCCTGTGAGCTCAGGACCGAGCCGGTGTCGTTGCGGAAGCGGGCCAACTCGGCACCTCCAGTGGTCGGGGTACGGTGAGGAAGTGGACGAGCCGGCGCTCAGGCGCGTGATGCTCTACGGGACGTGCGAGGACTGCGGGCAGCCGCGAGACGTGCAGGTCGCCGAACTGCAAGGCGGCGTCCGGGAGGCTGATCTTTACTGCCCTCGGTGCGCTAGCCGTTGATCTCGAAGTCGTCGGCCGGATACGTCACGATGCCCCGCAGCGACTTCAGCTGAGGGATGGTGACCTCGGGATCATCGGTCTCGCAGTGCGGCCCTGGCATCCTGGGGACCTCGCCGGCGGACAGGAAAGCTCCGCCGTGAGTCTTGTCGCCGGTCAGGCCGCGTATCCGCTGGAACAGCAGGGCGATCGCGGCGTCAAGGTTCCGCTGCTCGGTCTCCGCGATCCCGGTAGCGGCCGACCTCACGGGCCAGACGAACTTGACCCGGAACATGTAGGTGTCCCGGATCCGGATGCCCGCCACCCGCTCCTCATCGAACGAGGGCCGCAGGACGTACAGGCCGGTCTTCTCATACGACGGGGTGCGCGGCCAGTACGCCTGGACGATCTCGAACGGGCCGCCGTTCACTGCCAGCAGCGGGGGAAGGCCGTCAGCGGGGTTGAAGGCGGCCAGCCAGGCGGCCTCGCGATCAACCGCGCCAGCAATCCCCTGCGCGGGAATGACGGGAGTCGTCAACGCCTACCTCCGTGGGAAGCTGGAGAGGTGAGCGAGGAAGACGCGACGCGAGAGGCCTGGACTGGCCTTTGCGCGCACGGGTACGAGCACGGAGAGCGCGGAATGATCCACACTGAGAAGGGCTGGGAGCGCATCGGCTCGCCGTTCATCGCGGACGCGGAGCTAGACAAGCTCGCCGAACGATGGCGCAAGGCGTACCGGCCACGGGACATCCGGCCGCTCACGCCACTGCCGCGCCGGGTGCGCCTGCGCCTCTGGCGCGAACGGCAGGTCGACGCGATCGGGGCGTGGCTATGCGGCCACCACGCCGGATGGGCAGCGATAGCGCTCTGGCAGGCGTTCGGAATGTGGCAGGACTAGCGAGTGGCCGACGACAAGCCCGGTGACCCTCTCGCCTCCCTAGGCGATGAGATAGCGCTCGGGTACGGGGAAGGGATCGCGGCTGCGATCGGGAAGGCCCTCGTGAAGGAGCAGGAGGATCACCTGCGGCGGCAACTCGCGGAAGTCACCTGGTGCCAGTCGTGCGGCCTGTCGGCGACCGGTGCCGAGCGGAGCCTGCTAGGCCACGCGCTGGCCATGAACTATGCGCTCCGCGTCATCCGCCTGGCCGTTGAGGCGCGGGCCGTCGGCGGGATGGTGCCCGCTGCCGACATCCTGCGGGCGCTGGACGAGCCGTACCGGTTCCCGCTGCCGGATAGCCCGCGTTCGCCGTGACAATCCCCTACGACATCGGCCCGGACCGCCAGCCGTCAGGCGAGCCGTTCAGGAACCGGATCCCCCGCTTGCGGCCGATGGCGCCGATCTACGGAACGTACGTGACGCCAACGCAAACCATCCCGTTCGACAAGCCGCAGCGACCGCCCGAGGGGCCTGCCCCGCTGGTGTCGGCATCCTGGCTGGCGCTGGCGTCCTCACTGGCCGCCCGGCACCGGGCCGACACGGCACGCCGCCAGTACTTCGAGGGGCTGGCCGCCATGCTCCCGCTTGACTTCACGGGCAGGTGGGCCGGGGAGTGAGCCGCCGCATGCACATCACCGGCTACCTCGGCGACGAGCCGAGAGACCGGGTGTTCCGCTTCATCGAGGCCGCCACGCTCACCGGCTACTTCGATGACGTGCTCCCGGTCCGCCGTACTGACGGGACGATCGTCGCGGTCGCGATGCTCTCAGGCCCAGACGACGGAAGCCCCGCGATCGTCGGGGCATGCGGAAGGCTCTCCCGGATCCTTGGCCGCGACACCGAGCTCACGTCGCCGTGGGATGTCACGCGGCTCATCCCGGGGCGTGGCGGCGGGGTGGCCGGCGAAGTCGTCACCGACCGGGGCGAACTGGAGGGCTAGCGCCGCGCGATCAGCGACAGGACCGGCCGCGCCCGCTTCATCCGGACCTTCCGCGTCCGCGCCCTGATCGCCTTCACCCGCTTAGCGTGCGCAACGGCATGCGGCTTGAGCTTCCGCTTCCCGTGCGCCCTGAACGTGGCCACGTGATGCGCCTTGTGGGCGCGGAACGCCTTCCCCGGCCCGCGTCCCTTGTGCACCCGGAACCGGGATGACACCGCTTTAGCGGGCTTGCGGGCGCGGGCCTTCGCCGGCTTCCTCGCCTTCCGGGGCCTCGCCACCCGCCTGCGCCACGACACCGGCTTACTCCCGCATCCAGGGTTCGAGCCAGTCCATCGCCGACTGATGGATCAGGTCCGGGTTGTGATCGGTATCGGCCGGGTTGAGCTCGCGCAGCGCGATCTCGGCGGCCATGTACTTGCAGGCCCGCACGAGGCTAGCCGGGGTGCTCGCCGTGTACCCGCCGCCGTAGGTCACCCGGATCAGGCTGCCGATCGGGATGAACAGGCCCAGTTGGAACCAGACGTGGCCCGAGTCCGTCTCCGCGCCGACGAACTGCGCCGGCGAGAGAACCTCGCTGCCGCCGTAGGACCGGATGATCGTGATCTGGACGTTCTGGTACGCCCACATCTCCTGGTAGCGGGGCGCGTACTCATTCAGCCAGCAATGCCTGACCAGGGTGCTCGCCCCGAGCGCGTAGGCGTACGACCGGCCGAGCGTCCCCTGCAGGTCCATCGGCAGGTTCGCGCTGTCCGTGTACTCATCCGGGTCCATGCCCTCAGCCCGGTGGGTCTCCGTGACCCCGGTGAACGGGGCCAGCCTGCGGCCAGTGAAGTCCTCGCACCGCCGCGTCGCCTCAAGGAGCAGGTCAGTCTCGCCCTGGTCGCTGTAGCCGCGCACCAGGTCGGCGAGCGCCCCGGAGCCGAGTTGCGCGGGGGTGCAGAGCGGTGTCGGGGAATCGGCCACGGCTACCCCCCTTGGCAGTTGCTAGGACGCTGCCTTGCGGGACCTCGGCCGGGATGGCTTCGCGGGAGGCTCGGGGTCGGCGCTTTCGCCGCCTTCGCTGCTGCCATCGCCTTCCGGGGTCTCTGGCTCCGGTTCCGCGGCGGGGTCGCCGTCATCCTCTGGCGAGCCTTCGCCACCTGGGGCCTCAGGCTCCAGGCTGTAGCCCTCTTCCTCCGGCCGGCCTAGCAGCACCCGGGCCAGTTCCTCGGGGACGTCGGCCACCGGGTCATCTTCCGGCCACCAGTGAGGGCCGATGCCCGAGCCGCCCTTTTCCTTGCGGATCCGCACCATGGCGGGGGTTCCTTTCTCGCGGGACGGCCCCCTGCGACGGCAGAGCAGTCCGCCGCAGGGGGCCATCGCGCAGCAGCGGGTTAGACGCTGGTCGAGACCCGCGCGATCCTGCCGGTGTACTTCGGCGCGCGCACTGCCAGCGTGGTGTCACTGATTAGAGCGTACGGAAGTGTGTCCGGGCTGGCCGTGGTCGGGTAAACATCCAAGGGCAAACAGTCTCGGACGTACGGGCGGATCACGTTGTTCCGGTCGCGGCTGATGAGGTAGAGGTTCTCCAGCCCGGCCGCGAGGGGGAACATGCCCGCGTTGGTCCCGAAGTAGGCGGTGGCCGGGGTGCCCGGGACGGTGGTGGCCGTGGTCGCCGAGCCCACGACCGGGATCAGCGCGGTGCCCGTGTCGAAGATGGCGTTGGCCATGACAGGGGTCACGCCGTCCGCCGCCAGCCCGACGGTCGCGTCAACGTAGCCGAGGAAGGTCTCCGACCCTGCCGCTCCGCCCGACGCGGTCCGGTACACCTTGTACAGGATCGGCTGGGAGCCGTCGAGGCCGGTCGGGACGGTGAAGCCGAGGCCGGCGAAGCCGCTGGTGCCGCCGGTCGCCGCCGAGGCCTCCGCCGCGGGGAGGATCTCGCCCTGCCGGGCGATCACCGGGGCGATGACGTACCGGTAGGTGGCGTTGCCGAGCGACCCGGTGAGCGACGACAGGCCACCGGGGAGGGAGCCGCTGCCGCCGGTGGCGGTGACGGTGCCCATCGCATACGACCGCGGCGACAGGAACGACGTCTTGACCAGCGGGATGCCGCGATAGGAGTCGACCAGCAAGCCGGGGGCGACCTCCACCTTGTCGTTGAACCGCTGCTGGTTCTGCATCAGCTGCGCGATCTTCGACACGGCCGTGGACGAGCAGACGATCATCCACGTGGAGTCGAACACGGGCATCGCCGAGTTCTGCTCCACCATGTCGATCAGCTCGTCCAGCATGGCCGTGGTGAGGGTGTTGCCGGCCTTGTCCTGGGCGTTCTGGTTCGCGCCGCTGAAGGTGGCGACCTGGGTGTCGAGGCCGTCGAACTGGGGGCGGGCGCCGGCGACGGTGGAGGCGGAGTTGCCCCAGTCGATGCCGGTCTCGGTGTCCCAGTAAAGGCCCCGGATGGAGCCCTCGATTTCCGTTTGCCTCAGGTCTCCGATGACCTGCCGGGTGACCTGCTGGCTGTACCCGGTGACGGCGCCGACGACCTGCAGGTGGCGCATCTGGAAGTTGTTCTGCACGTAGGTGCTGTTCGACACCGGGACGGCGCCGCCGTCGGCGACGAACCCGCCGGTCGCGACGACCGTGCGCTGGCTCT